ATGCAGACGTCTATAAAGGTTGCAATAAAATATCCCATCCGTGGGTGGGAAGAGCACGAGTTCCCAGTTGAAGTACTGTCGAGCTTGGGCAAAGAGTTTTCTTCGTTCTTACTTAATACGCAGGTGTTTGGTTTTAAGACCGCACCACAGCAAGAGAAGCTAAGAGGTTATTTGATGGACTATTTAGAGATGGTGCAACAACGAGTGGCGACAGGCTACGACTACAATAACTTCGGCTGGCAAAAAGACGGCTCGTTCATATGTGGTGGTATCATAATCAATGCACCCCACAACACAACAGACCGTAGAATTACTGGAAGCGCTAAGGATTACTTAGATCGCATACAGCGAGTGGGCACGCGTGAAGGCTTTGTGGAAGCTATGGAAATGCTGAACAATCCCGGCACTAAATTGATACGTATGTGTACAATAGCCGCGATGTCTGGGCTTATTGCTAAATATAACGGCAACGGCTCAAGTATCATTTCGGTGTACTCGTCGCTATCAACTACTGGTAAGACTATGGGTTTATTTGCAGTTAACAGTTTGTTTGGCCACCCAAAAGATCTTATTCAAGGGCGTGAAGACACAATAAACTTTATGTACTCGGCGCGTGGTACGCTCAACAACTTGCCCATGACTATCGACGAGCTAACTATGGCGGACGACCACGCCGTTGCTACCATGGCTTATTCGTTCAGTGAAGGCAAAGAGAAGTCTACACTTACTTCAGATCGCCGTATGCGAAAACCTGCGACATGGGATGGCCCAACGTTTGTGTCCTCGAATACGTCCCTAATGGAGAAGTTTTCTAACGTTCGTCAAGAATCAGAGCCACTACGAGTGCGCACTTTTGAGATTAGGCAAGACGACAGGACGTTCGTTTCACTGAAGAACAATTCAGGCGAATCACTTGCATCAGAGTTTGGTAACAGACTTATAAAAAACCACGGTTGGGCGATGCCAGAAATCGTAGAGGCTATTTGCAGTTTGGGCGGTCCTGAGAATGTAGCCGAGGCTGGGCGTAAAGACTTTAGAAAAAACTTTGAATTTGAATTTGAGCCCCAAGAAAGATTCTACGAAGCCCTAATCAAATCGTCATGGACAGTGGGCAAGATAGCTAAGGCGTTAGGGCTTATACCGTTCGACGTCAAGGGCACAATTCTTGAAATGCTTGAGTGTGTAGAAAGCCTGCGGGCAGACACCAAAGAATCCAAGATAGACGCACTAGATGTAGTAAGCTTGTTCATGCAGCAAAACAACGACAAGATAATCACAGTAACCAAGCGATATGGCCCAGACAATAAGCCGCAAGCACAGCACCCAATCCCAATGACTGGGCTTATGCGGGCAGAGTTTGTGTACGACGAAAACAATCCGATTATGCCGGGCAGTACGATAGCGATAAACAAGTCAGCGTTTAAGAAGTTTCTTAAGAACACTAACGATGCCGAAGACCGCGTTATTCGGGAACTGCGAGAAATGGGGGCACTGGTGCATCACAACACGCGAGTCACACTGTATAAAGGATGTGGTGGTGTTAGTAACCCTAGCCAGACCTATTGTATAATAGTGAATCTAAACCACCCTAGATTCGTTGATGCTATATCTGGGACCAAAATCAAGAAGCAGAGCAACCTATCCTTAGCGGTTCTGCAAGGGTTACAAGGAGACAGCAATGCCTAGAGACTATAGAAAAGAGTACGACAATTATCAGGGTAAGCCAGCGCAGGTGAAGAACCGTGCAGCCCGCAACGCTGCCCGTCGCAAGATGGAAAAAGAAGGCAAGGTTCAGAAGGGTGATGGCAAAGACGTGGACCACAAAAAGCCTATGGCTAAAGGTGGCGGCAACGGGCGCAGTAATCTAGCAGTGAAGCCTAAGTCTAAGAACCGATCTTTCGCCAGAACCAAAACCGCTAAAATGAAGTAACCCCACACACGCGGCATGGGGTTACTAGGTCGTCTGGTACCGCTGATATAAACTCTACTTCTTGGGTTTTTTGTAACCGGAGGCGTAGATAGCTTTAGCTTGTTTCTCAGCTTCGGCTTTAGTCTTATAGACCTTGCCGCTCTTCCCCCACTTATAGCCACCCGCTACTTTGTGTACAGGCATTACTTTTTACTTTTGTTTTTTGCAGCTCGCATGCCACGCTTCGGCATGCTCTTTTCTTTCATCAGACACTTACCTGCTTTCTTGCACTTGGCTGGATGAGGGCATCCTTTACACGGGGTCATATAATCTCCTAGCGATATCTGGTGGTTTTAGACGCGATCTTCTTTGGCTGTTTAGACATTTGCTTACCAGCTTGGTTTACCTTAGATTTTGTAGGCTTCTTGTTCATACTATCACCACTTAGCTTTGTCGGCCCAGTACGCCGCGCTCATCTTACCTTTGGCAATGTTCTTGCCGTGGCGAGCTTTAAACGAGGCGCGTTTTTTCTTCATACGTTCAGACTCACCAGCTTTAGGTTTGCCAGCCGTACTAGCACCTTGCTCACCGAACCGAATGGTTTTAACTTTGTCGCCTTCTTTGGCCACCACTACATGAGACTTTTTGGGGTGGCTTGGTGTTCTCTTTGGCTTGTTGAAACCAGATACACCTGCGCGCGCTAAGCGTGGATCTTTGGTTGTTGCCATGTCTATTCCTCATCTATCTTGTATATCTTGTTGTATTCTGAGTACATTTCCCTAGTTAGAGATTGCACTTCTGCGTCTAGCGCATCGTAGTCAGGGTAACCCCTTCGCAGCTCTTCGCGCCTAGCTCGTGAAATAGCAGCTTTATAATCTCTAAACACTTGCTTGCTACGGATATCACGGAACGCAGCTTCTTCATTAACGTTGTAGTCAAACATTTTTAAGCCGCCAATGCGGGCAAATATTAAGTTAGAAACCCCCGGCAGTTCACCGGTAATCCCTGTTTTACCTTCTATAACGTCTTTAACTTTAATGAAGTTGTCCGAGCGAATCATAGGCGAAGTAAACAGGTCGTATCCATATCTAGCAACATTACCTATCCTACTAAGTGACCCTTCTTCTGGGCGGTGTAGAGGCTTGCCAGTGTACGGGTCTACGCCGCCTACCGCAGCTATGATAGCGTTTATGAAAGGCCCAGTTGGTGTAAGTCCTCCCGGAAACCAATCCAACCCCATAAAGCCGTTGGGTAATCCTTTGGCTGTAGAAGCAAGCGGCACATAGTCACCGAGGCGGTAGTAAACTGGGTTTTGGTCGTCTCCCATAAATGGAATACGTATATACATTCTTGGACCTATACCAAACATTCTATCGTCTAGTCTTTCAGGACCAAGCTCCCGCATTTCGTCATCATCGCCTGCCAATGCAGACATGCCAATGTCTATCAAATAATAAGCCGCTAGAACATTCGCTACTTTCCAAGGTTGGTTAGCTGCAATACGACCGAGCACAGGGGTAATCGCATATGTCCAAGACACAAACGGCATGAATGACTGCCGCAAGGTTTTGATTGCTGGAGCGTCGATGTCGTAATCTAAAAATGCTTTGCGTGCGAAACGTCCGGCTTCTTGTAGCATTGTGTCCGTAGGAGTGCGCACGCCTTCTCTAGCTGCCAAGTCTCCCGCTGCTTTCACAAACGCCGCAAGGCGGAAAACGTTGTCTTCTGCGGAGTACACTTGTTGCGCTAGCTCGTCTATGTTTTTACCACGTTTCGCCAACTGGCTGATCATGTTGCCTTTGTCAGCTTCCATGTTAAAAAACGAAGAGACCCTACTCATCACGTTTTCGTCTTCAGGTTTTAGGTGCTTAGCCATAGATTTAAACATGACGTTTTTAACTTCGACGCTAGAGTAGTTACCTAACATAGCACCAGAACCCATGAAGGCTCTCATAACAGCCAGCTCTTCTTTGGTAAGCGAGTCCGAGGCAACCTCATACTTGTACATTAACCTAGCGGCATCTCGCACTGTGGATAGCGGTATGTCATGCAACATCGCTAAAGTAACGTTAGACGCAACGTTGGTTATGTGGGTTCCTAGGTTGTAAATAGTTTTAGACTTCTTGAAAAACCTTAGCGACCCATTGTACGCGCGCGAGTCAACTAGCGGCTGCCTGCTGGCCATGTCCCTCATAGCGTGCCAAACCGGACCATGTACGACTTTACCTGCTAAATCGCCATAAGTTTGAATGTTGTCGGGGATTTGCACCCATGTTCCAGACCTACGAGTAGCTGATTTAGTAACTTCGCTGTCCATCTTGCCGGGCTTGAATACTTCTTGGTTTGGCCCAAAGCCTATCTCAGTGTCAGAACGTAAAGCTTCTTCGCTATCGTATACAACGTTTAGCTCAGCACCCTGCGCAGCCAGAGAGCTTAGGAAGTTCTTCGAAGAATAGTAGTTAGCTAAACCACCCGCGGTATTGCGCATGGCGTTTGCAAGGTCCACGGCTTTTTGTGAGTCCAGCGCCTCGGCGTAGTTAAACTTGGACTTAAACCGATAATCTTTCCCTGAAAACGGCAGCATCTCCCACTCGCGCGAGGTGTCTACGGTGTACTCTCCGTCAACTATAGGCAACTGCCCGCCACGTCGTTCGTGCACTTCTGTGCTAACCATAAGCGTGTAAGGCTTGCCAGCGCTAGGCTTGATGATGACTTTGTAGAATTCTCCAGTGAGGATAGGCTCGCCACTAGTGTCTGTGTCTAACAAGTCAGTGTTAAGCTCAAAGTCTATTTTGCTAATTTTAAGACCTTGGTTTTTAATCTGATCCCCAACGCTAGCCATACCAAGCGACTGCGTAGACACAGTGTTTTCGCCAGTTACATATAGCAGGTATTCACTAAATGGCCGCTCCTCAAAGTATTTGCGCTCTTCTTTTGGTAAGCCAGATATGTATGTTTCCATGCCCGCCAGCACTAGGTCAGCTTCTTCGCGGAGTTTAGTCGAGTTCTTTATGCCATCTAGCGCTGTTATATCGCCATCAAAGTAGCGCATCAGAGCGATCACATTTTCTCTCGACTGGTTTTCGACGTAAGTAGCTAGTCGCTCCATGACCATATATACGGAGTTGCGCTCTTCTTTAAAAATATCAAATACGCCGTTTAACTTAGCTGGCAAACTAAACCTAGAGTTAAAGTACGTAATGCTACGCTCAAGAAACGGTAGCTCTTTACGTATAAAATCCGCCATCTGCGCCAGTTTAGAGTCGAAGCCTTCTTTGTTTTTAGCCCACTGATCTTTGTTTAGACCAACAGCCTCAAATACCACTTGAGTAGTAAGAACACCATTACGCTGCCCTTTCTCTGCCGCTTTCGCGTACATACTACCAACAGGCCTACCATCAGCGTCTACAGGTCCCATGTCGGTTTCACGATGCAGTATGCTCATGTCTAAGCGGTTGCCGCCAACACTAGGGTCTCGCTCGTCATAATTGGCGTTGTCTAGAATTGCTAAAGTGTTGTCTAAGACGTTGTTCGCAACGGTGTCGCTTACGCCCAATAGCTGCTTAAACAAATCCACAAGCCCCTGCCACACTTGTTCTAGAGTCGCTTTCCACTGCTGAGTAGCTGGCGAAGGATCTTCTTTAATAGAAGACAACAAGTTCTTAAAATCAAGCATAGTCGTGCCGTAGGCGGACAACTCAAGTACCGCGTCTAGCTCGTTGCCAGATTCCCGTAGCCCGCGCAACATGTTAGTAACTTTAAGGGCTTCGGACTTATGTGCTTCCGGCATGTTCGCAGAGTCCAGTCCACCAGCGTCTATAAAGTCAAAGAGCGTTGTTAAGGAGTCCGACAGTGCGGCGACATAGGGAGAGTTGGGATTTTGGTACACAAAAAACTGCATCGCTGCGTGTAGTGACTCGTGCAGTATCTCTTCTTGCGAAGCTTCTCTGTGGATAGATATTGTGTTTGTGCTGGGGTCATAGTTAGGATTCGGCTGGCCGTTATCCTCCAAAAACTCTACCTTAACCGCAGAGCCATCTTGGCTCATGGTATCAAAAACTCGTCGTATCTCATTTGCTAAAGACTTAGCATAGGGCGAAGAAACGCCTGAGAACGAAGCGACACGGTTGAGAATACCAACAATTCCCCCTGTGGCATCAACTGGCACTAGCGGCGGTGTTACGCCTGCCTCTTTTTCTGCTTCAGAACCCCGCGTAGCACCTGAACGAACTACATCTAGGTCCCCCAAAGTGCCGTCTTTGTATTCTTTAAACGCATTAGAAAGCTGTACATCAAGCAGCATCTCAAATTCAGATTGGTTAGCAATCCCGTCTTGTTTATTGAGTCTGGCCGCTTGTTTAGAAAATCGCTGTGGGTTGTTAGCGCTGCTACGATTTTTCTCGTTTCTTACTTTAGTTGCAGCGATGATCGCTTCTGCGTTCTGTGGACCACCAGCGGCAAAAATAAAGTCGTCCATAGCCATCTGCAACTTACCGCGGCTTGTTTTATACTCACGCAGTCGTTCGCCAACTGACTTCCAACCTTTTTCGCCGATCTCTTGCTCTGCTTTTCTACCTTTGTTCACGTTAGCAGCTAAGTTAGCAGATTTCTGACCAAGCTCTACAACTTTGTTCGCGGCGTTATGAATATTCCGCATCTGCTCGCCATACTGGTTTAAGTACTCGCTACTAATTCTAGCTGTGCCATCTTCGTAAGCGCGTAAAATAGGCGATAGGCTAGGGCTACGTATCATAGTGACAATGCCCGTAATAACACCTTTGGGTAGAGTAACTCTGCCACCAGCTTTGCCTTCGGTAGACTGGTACGCTGCGTTTAATTTATCTACGGCGTTGCTAATTTCTGCCGCTTCAGTGTCATCTAAAAATTTTGTATCTGGCCCTGCTTCTTCCATCAACTGCCGCTCTAGGCTCAGCTGCTCTATAGTCTTTTGTTGCTCAGCAACTGGTTCGGCAACTGGTTCGGCAACTGGTTCGGCAGTAGAAGCCACAGGTTCGGCAACAGCTTCGCCAGCTAACTGCGCATAGTACTCTGGAGCACCTTGTTCCAAAGCAGCTAACTGTGGTTCAGTAAGTTCGGCTTTCGGCGTAACAACACCCTCTGGCGTAATAGTCAGATTTCTTAGGGCACCTTGGAAGTTTTCTAAAGTTGCACGTGCGTCTATGCGTGCGTCTGCTTCCGAGAGGTTGTTCTCAAGCGCCTGTATATCTGCCTTTAGAGCTTCCACTTTCTTCTGGCGGTTAGCCAGCTGTGTTGTTTTTGCTACGCCTTTAGTGCGCGGCTGAAATTTTTCTAGGTTAGCAATCTGTTGCCGCTTAACCTCAATCTTTGACGCGATCTCGTTTCGTTTTTTGGGTGTGAGTATAAGCCCCTGCCGCGACTGAGCACGCAGATTTTCCATAAAATCACGTTGCGGGTTTGGCATTTGCAGATCTAAGCTCATCTGCCTGCGATCCGTTGGCGCTACGGCGTCTTCAACTTCAGCACTTACCTCTGTTTCAGCCGGAATAGGGCGGGCTTGTGGCACGCCAGTTTCATCGAAAGTTTCAGGGAAAAGTGTGGATTCTAACCCAAGGTCTAGTTGCTCCTGCATGGGTGGAGCTGGCGGCGCTGTAGAAGGTGCCATATCGGTTTCGCCGACTTCGTTTTCTCTAATATTAGCCTGCGTTTCCGGTCCAGCTCTAAGGCCAGTAGTAGTACCCAGTGTGCCACCTACAAGACCACCAGCAACTGCTGCGTTAAGCCTTGCCGACTGCCGCTCTTCAGAAGTAAGTGTAGGATCTAAAGAAAGCTCTAGCTCAGTTTGGAAAAGCTCAGTACCTGTCTCACCAACGCCAGTAACAGCACCGCCTTTCGCCATGCGAGAAGCTAAACCGCCGGTGTATCCACCAGTTTTTAATCTAAACGCTCCGGTGATTGCAGCAGGGACAGCCGCTTCTGCCGCACCATAAAATGGAGATAGAGCCAAAGCTTTCCAAGGATCAGGATCGCCATCTGCCGCAGAAGATTCGTAGAGCGAACCAAAACCTAGCCCAGTACCTACCATTGTAGATTTTGCAAGGGCGGCCCCTTGTTGTACTCCCGCGGTTTCTGCCGCAGTCATAGGCCCTACGCGAGACATAGCCCCACGCGAAACACCGCCACCACCCACAGCCCTAGGTGCCATAGCTCCTAATCTTGCTAAGCCAGTAGCACTCGCTGCCTGACCCAAGCCGGGCACAAACTGAGCCGCCGCAATACCACCCATAATAGGCAGCTGTCTACCCAATTGATATCCAAGGTATGGCAAAGCTGATCCAAGTGTTTGGTCTTCTACGCGCTCAAGTTCTGGGCGTCCGGCAAGGTACGCTTCATACTGCTGTTCTTCGGCAGCCCCACGTAGAGAAGCCGCTGTTTCATCAGCGCCAAAAATATCAGCCGCACCAGCAGCTGCGCTAATTCCCAAACCTTGTAGCGTGTCTACACCAGCACTAATACCTGCACCAAAAGCAGAGCTGTCTTGCCCTGTCTTGACGCCGAGATATTTAGCGATATCTTGAGGGTTTTGCCCTGTTTGTTGTCCATAGGCTACAACAAGCGCTTCGTCGGAATAATCTTTAAACTGCTGGGGTGCGTTTTCGCGTAGCTGTTCAATGGTGTAGATAGACATAAAACCCCCCCTTATTTTTTGCTTATAATATCATTTAACTGCCGTCTTAGAGCTGGGGTTTTTACTTCCCATCGCGCAGCCTTGAGGTCTTCTTTGTCAAAGTCGCCGCGGTCATACCCCTCAATCAAAGTGTTAACGTCGTTCCTTTCCTTTTGCTCTGCGGCTTCTTTAAGCCCGATTTTTTCTTGCTTAGCTGTTGCTTTCGCAGCTTCGTCGTCCTTACGTTTTTGTACAGCCCCTAGGGGGCCCGTGTAATCAGGAGCAGGGGTAGTATCAGGAGTAGTAGCCCCACCAGAGGTTCCGTCCCAGCCCATAATACCACTGGAAGCTTCAGATTTAATTCCCGCAGCACCTAAATATTGTGCGTATATCTGCTGCCGCTCTCCTTCTTCTAGAGGTCGTCCAGTAGCTTGTCTATCGGTAATAACTTTTTCAGCTTTATCTACGGCATCAACAAGAAGCTGTCGCTGTTTAATGCTGTTCGCATCTGTATCAATGCCAAGTCTGCGCAGTTTTAACTGGTAGTCAGCAGCTGCTGAGCTAAGGTTTGTAGCAAATTCCGCACCAGCCACAGGAGCTAAAGAAGCTTTATTGATAAATTGCAGGGCTGCGTTTTCTGAGCCCAGTCGCTGTATCTCACCGGCTGGTGTACCGTCGTCGTTAAACATGCGCAACCCAACAAAATTTTGATTACCTTCGTCGTCTGTCTCAAAAACTTTGTCGTAGTACTGCCCGGGGCTTAGTAGAGAGTTTTCCTTATGTGCCGCTATTAGCTGGTCTAATGTTTTGCCCTTTACTAGGTTAGAAATTTCCGCCGTAGCAAGTTGTTGTTCATCTATAGTAAGCCCAGTTAAGTCTTGAATAGCCGCCCGCTGTTGTTTAGGGCTTAAGCTGACGAACTCAGGTAAACTACTAGCTTGACCAACTGAAAAAACATTACCTGACGCCGCTGCGTCCTGCTGCGCTTTAACGTAAGCCGATTCAAAACCTCGTACAGCCTCTATATCTTCTATCTCATAGCCCGCTACTTTTAGCTGTTGGTCAGTAAGTTGTCTCTGCTGCTCAGCACTTTGCACGGCGCGTTGTTCAGCACCCATAGCGCGTTCTTCAGCGGAAGCTAGACCAAGAAGCCTAGTAGCCTCTGCGGGGTCCCCATACTGCATCTGAAGTGCCGCCTGTCTACGAAACATCTCAGCTGTGTTCAAAGCCTCGGGGGCAGTGCTGGGGGCTTGCGCCAAACCAGAGCTTATTGCAGCTTGCGACGGTACCGGCGTTTGGACCGCGGACATCTGAGGAGGGGTGCCACCTAAGCCACCAAGAGCGGCCTGCACTTCGGGAGAATATTGTTCTGGTGGTTGTTGCACGGGCGACACAGCCAAGCCCGTACCATCAGCTTGGGCCTGCATCCCTACTTCTTGTTGCCGCGCCAAGCCAGCATTTGCCTGTCTAAGTTGTTCCTGACGTGCTCGCTCAGCTGCTTCTATCTCTCGCTGTTGGCGCAAGTCTCTGAGATCTAGTCCACGTGATACTGCGGCTGATCCCGCTGCAAAACCCGATGCGAAACTCATTACTCCACCTCCACCATTTCTAAGCCGAGCATGTCATAGTCAACCGCGAAGTAACCATCGTCTTGCTCAATAACAGCATCTGGGTTGTATTCCATAACCTCGTCTGCCATCACACCAATGTACCGCGTGTCTGGGTCGCTTATGTAGTTAAACTCGTACAAGTTCAAGCCAGTAACATCATCTGTGCCGACGTACTCAATACCGTCCTTCAACCTGCGATCAGAAGCGAAAGTGGCATACGTAGCCCCAGCGCCGACCAGTGAGCCAAACATGCCAGCCTCGTTAGCCTGACCCTGCATAAATGCTTGGTTCTGCATATTGGCCATATTACCGTATGTCTGACCAGCGTTAGCAAGTCCAGCTTGATATTGATTGCCGGGTGCCATGTATGTGTTCATGCCCGCAGAGCCAGCGCCAGACGCACCTGCGTAAGCTGCCGTAGAAGCCCCAGCCAAACCACGACCAAGTCCTGCGGCGTCAAGCATCCGTGCGTAGCCCATCTGTTCAGCTTGTTGTCTAGAACCCGTCATGGCCTGTGTGCGCATTGCAGATTGCTGTAACGAAGTGGCTCGGTCTGCTCCACGAGCAGCTCCCGAAGCTGGGTTAACACCTCTAGCCGCTAAAGACCTACCTGTCATAGCCTGTGATTGTTCAAACGCACGAGCCGCAGCGGTAGAAGCCTGTTGAGCCATCTGTTGCCGATAGGCATCGGTGTTGAATTCTTGTGCTTGTGATACCAGCGACTGTTCTACAGGACGGAAAGTCTCTTGCATATAGTTGTAGTAGTCGCCCGCTTGCGCCATCTGTTGCCTTTGAGCGTCTGCCTGTAACCCACCGATCTCTTGAGCGATTGGCAGCAAGTCTGAGTACTGCTGTTTAGCAAAGTTAAGTTGCTCGCGAGCAACCTGTTCCATGCCCGAGTAGTCAGGTGCTTTTTGACTTTTACCACCCATAGTTTATGCCTCCTGAAGCCAGCGACATCCGTCTGGCCACAATACAAGAATCATCATATCGGCACCGGGAGCGCCGTCTTTCATTACAAATTCTTCTTTAAACCCAAGGTGCTTATCAAACGCTATGGTCTTGGGTTCGTTAGTTGGTACCATGCCGGTAAGCCTCTTTAGGCCACATACATTAAAGGCGTAGTTTGCCACATGTTTAAACAGTTCGATATTCTTTTTGCTGAACTCTGATATGGCAATGTGGCAGGTAGCGTTAGCGCCATTGAAGTTGTTGATCACGACACCCGCTGTAATTTTATCGCCTTTCATAACACCCATAGCGTAGAAGTCGCCCCAGCTTGCATTGTGGCTGACTTGTTCTGCGACCCATGCGCTGACAAGTTCTTTCTTGTCGAACACAAGCACGGCTTTTTCGCTTGACATGTTTTCCATGTGCTGATTATGCCCTAATTTGGAGGCGTAGGCCATACCACGTCATCTAAACTGGTGATTCCACTACAGTTTTCTGGTAAGTCTCTCAACTCTTGGCGGTACGCTGCCCACGCTGCCTTTTGTTCCCCGTTTAGCGGTGAGTCTGACATCTGTGTCCAATCTGACTGCCGTAGCCTGCCATTTCTAGCCGTACGTACATCAGCTAACAGCAGCTCAGCATCCCACACCCACGCGCTTGTTATATGGTCCCACGTAGCATGCTTGTTAGGTTTTTCCCCTAGATGAACAAATTCATTAACCCACCAGTGCTCATTTATAAAGTAACGCAGATCACTGCCGCACCTCTCCGAAGGTAGGTTGTCTTCTGTAACGTGCACGATGCGAACACTATCTTCTACACCTTCTTCGGGCAGGTCGCGTTGGGGAAAAGTAATGCGTAAAATCTGCCCTGTATCTTCTTGAACGTGAACTATAAATTTAATCATAACTTCCTCTACGGGTAGGCATCAGCTAGTAGTATCGTGCCAAAATTGTCCCAATAAATTGTAACGTAAACTTCTTCGTCTTGGCCTTCCTCTTGGACCTCAAGGTCCCAGTGCCGAATCGACCCAGACCTATACTCAACACCAGCGTAGTTGGCATCAAACGGATCTGAACTATTAAAGTACGACCACGTGCCAATTTCAACAAACAAACTTGGGTCAGTTGTGATGACCGACTCACTGCCATCTATAGTAAACGGCTGGACATACTCGACTATAGAAAACCCTTTGTTCTGCAAGTACCTAGTTGAATCAAAAGCTATACCCCCAGCAGAGGTCAAAATCTGAAGTCCGTACCCACCAGTACTAGCGACACCCGCTACATCTACAGCAACCATGTACTCTACTACTATAGGGGCACCTGCACCCGTGCCATCCGGCTTTCTAAAGTATATCGTGGACCCAGACTGATCAAAACAAATAATGTTGCCGTCGTTCTGCCCTCGTACAAAGACCAGAGTATCTAGTGCCGAAACATTGCTAATGTTAACAGACGAGCCTGTACCATAATGGCTAACTACATAGTGGACAAGATCAAGCGTAGAATCCACCTGCAAGAACTCACCGCTACTATCACTACCGAAAACCTGTATACCATACGCCATTAGGCAATCCTTATCGCTACTAGCTGACCAGCAATAGCCGATGTATGTGTATTCGTTAGCCGTATGTTGTTTGTCTGCCTAGTAACAACAATTTTCTGGTTGCTGAGCCTACTGCCGGTGTCCACTATAGTGACTACTCTGTTGGCGAATTGGGCAGAGTCACAGGCAAAATCTTGAAACCCTCCAGCGGGTAAACTAAAAGCCGTCAGTATAGCTAAGTTACACACTTTGAAGTTAGGGCTAAAAACTATAGAGCCGTTAGGGCCAAATACCTCTAAACCATAAGTATTATTGCCCGGTGTTACCCCGCCGCCGCCAGAAGCTAGAGTAGTGGCCGTAAAAGTATCAGTGACTCCGCCAATGTTTAACGTTGCTGTTACCGACGCACTGTTTGAAGCTGATGAAGTTACGCGGACCTGTACTGTATTGCCATTTAACACGGTCCCCGACGCAGAGGTAAAGCCACCACCATTTATGCTGTAAGTAGGTGAGCCAGTGCCGCTAATAGATATCGGAGTAGACGCGTTTATCCCAGATACTGTAATTGTGTCCGAGAAAACTGAAGTAGAAAGCTCTGCTTCTGTTACGGGTCCACCAAGGTTAAATGCGTCAGGGGTAGTATCAGAAGCAGAACTACGAGTAACATAAAAGGTTCCCGCTTCTACATATACACCCTGCCCACCTGCGTCAGGATAACGATAAGCGTATACAGTATAGTCTTCCGTGTTTCCAGCTGTAGGAAGCTCTGAGTCAATAATTGTAAAAGTTGTAGCGCTTCCGCGAAATATCGTAGAACCGATCTGGTCCGCTACAATCTGACTGTATGTCTTATACCCGCCGGTTCGGCATAGTCGATACGCTTCGTCCGCAAAGTCTGCGTTTAAAAGCGGCAGTGTCAAAGACCCAGTGTATGTAGCAGCTATCGTTGTGTTCGAACAAGTGGCGCTCGTTGATGGCGGTATAAACGGCCTAAAAACGTAGAAAGAAGATGCGTAGTAATACTGCCCAGCTCCGCCGTAGGCTGGATATCGGTAGCTGTATATATAATAGTTTTTTGTCTGACCGTAGGTCGGTAGATCACCGCCAGTTATAGAAAACGTAGCCCCCGCACTGTATGGGGTCATTGCACTTATGCGGTCATCTACTACTTGTACGTTTGTTGTAAGCCCCGGCGTAACACATAGACTGTATGCTTCGGCTGTAGGCACACCGCCAGAAATAGGGACGCTTAAAGAAGTCGCGCTAGTTGATATATTGTAATTGCTGGCAGTTGGGGATGCGGGGTAAATCTCACCAGCTGTAACGGACCCCACTAACGTCCAAGTCTGCCCGTCATCGTCAGTAAATTGAGCAGAGTAAGAAGAGCCGCTAAAGCTATTTACAGTAAATTGAGTAGCGCCCGGAGGGCTTCCAGCACCGTTGTTTGTAACTGAGCAATTTGCATTAGTGCCAAAAATTAGATCTTCCGGGCCAAGACCACGGAAATTTACAATAACTGTGTCGCCAACCGTAACATTTTGCGTGCGCGTTAACCCGGGAGAGTCACCCCCAAGAAAGTCAACCGTTACGTAAAATGTTGCCACTTACACTATCCCCAAGGAAACTGCGTAGCAGATATCCAATTTTGTTGCTTCTGAGTTTTTTCTAAAACCATGTCTACGTTCGGCATGTCTACGTGCTCTTCAAGCCACGTGATCACTGTTTCCTCTGTGAGATCTTCGTAGGGTATAAAGCCGTTAGGTCCGGGGAGAAGTTCAAACATAACGTTGCAAGTTACTGTTTCTGATAGCGATTTTGTAAAGGCCACAGCTGTAACGATGTAGTTCTCGTCGTGTTTTATTTCGTGTATTACGTACATTTGTTTTACCTATTTGAGTTACGTGCTCAAGTTGCCAAGTCTGACTCTAAGGTTGCCACTAGCATCGTACACCTTTATCGCACCAGCCGCGTCCATAAATATAGAGTTCGCAGTCCCATCATTGGTGGCGGATATAGCCAGCTCACTCGCGCTAATAGCACCAGCTGCTATTTGGTTGGCCGTTAGAGAATTCGCAGCGATCTTGTCGGCGCTTATAGAGCCAGCCTGAATTCGTGCCGCGCTTATAAACCCAGCGTTTATCTTAGTAGCGTCGAGGTCATTTATTTTGGCGTTAGTAATTGCAGCGTTAGCTATCTGTGCCGTGTCTACTGCGGCGTTGCCTATCTTCGCGCTGCTGATA